TCGTACGTTAGCTTGTCGCTGATGTAGGCGCCTTGTTTCCGAATTGCCGGAAGAACCTCATTCGTGACCCAGCGCTTGAACTGCTTTGCCTTCGGAAGTTTTGAGCCAAAGATCAGTGCGTACAAGCCGCTTTCGTTGACGCAGTTGACTAACTGCCTTCCGCCATTTGTTTGAAGTTCGACCTTGCAAACGTCTTCGGGGTCGCAGTGCTGAGCTACAGCGTCACGATCACGAACAAAACCGAGAATCGCACAAACTTGTTTTGCTATAAAAAGCGGATTGAGAATGTCACCGAGGATTGTTAGAGAGGTATTCTCAAAAGAGAAGGCTAAAGAGATTGACATTTAAGTCTCCAGTTTATGGGTTTAACACCTACTTCCAAACGCCAATTTGGAGAGCAGGAACTTTCGGGTTGGCGTACCGTAAACTGGAAACGGCGTATCTTTCGATACCCCGAAAGCCCCGCTCGTCGGAGACTTTCAAAGGGCGCGGTGTTTTACCGCTCCCTTGTTTAAGGGAGTTCCGTTTTAGAACTCCCTTGCAATCAGCCATAAAAAAACGCCTTTCGGCGACTGATGCCAGCTTACGGGACGCCAATCCCGCGTCTGTTTCCAGACAGGACTAGTTTAGCGACTTTCATGGAGACTTGTAAAGCCCTTAATTTTTAACATCTGGGTAGATGTCTTTATCAATCGCTTCCATCCCAAGACCACAGATGAAATCCGCTGCGTACTCTTTGAAGAGGGCTTTGACTTCTCTCTGAGCTTCAGCAGTCTGGACAACGTGGCCGAGATCAAGTGTTATCTCCTTCTTGCCATTGAGCAGGGCAGATACAACAGCGCGCTCTGCATAAGCAAGCGCGTCAGTGAGGTAAATGGCGGAGCCGCGTTCTTTCAGAAGATCGTCAATGACGAAATTAAAGAGCTGCTTTTGCTCGTCTGGTAACAAGATCATTTTTCTCTCCTGTAAAAAACAGAAGCGCCCTCCAGCGAGTGCTAGATGTATCCAAAGGAGAAGTTGCCGGAAAGCGCTTTTGTTTGTGAACTGCTTTTTGTCGGCCCCTACTCGTACCTGACGACTTTAACGTCACAATCCTTTCAGCATTCCTCGCCTTGCCGTCGCTTTCGCTAGACATCTCGGGCCAATTCACTGGCCACCCGCTTGAGTTCATAGCCTTTCGGTTTACTCGGCCTTAGAACCCTTTTCCTTCTTGACAAGCTTCAGAAGGATTTTTAAAGAACGTTTGCTTGATGAGGAAATAATAACATAATGTTATGTTAAAACGCAAGCAAAACGTTATGTAATAAATAACATTAAGTTAGGTATCTGTGCTGATTTGTTTCTTGTACGCAACAAAAAAGCCGCTTAGAGCGGCTTGGAGTAAGAGATAAAAAGACTATTTCTCTAATTTTTTTCGATATTTCATGAAGTCTGACATGACCGTGTATGTCTGAGATTCTATAACCGAGCTTACTATCCCGTACTTATTTGGAGCGTATTTGAAGTTCTTATCGACTAACTCAAGAACCCTCTGATAATTGTCTCGGCACTTTTCTTGAGCCATTTTTGTTAGGTACATAATGTCGATTTTCCCGTCTTCAAGGTTTTCATATTGGGCATAGAGACAAATGTTCAAGGCAAAATAGGCTAAAGCAGCTTCCTCGTCTTTGCTAAGTTTCTTTGGTAGTGGTTTTGGTGTTGGCTGATCTGGCGGGTTTTCAAAGACTTTAGGACCTTCTCCGGCTCCTCTATCGGTATGAACGGCATCCTTTTCAATTATGCCCTTGTATTCCTCACCAACTCGTACATACCAGTCTTCAATGCAAACTTTAGACGTGCATTTCTCTCTTTCCTGCCAATTCTTTTTTACCAACGCCTTGAATTCTTTGCTGTTACTTGTTTTCTTCTTTGCGAGTTGGTAAATTTTGGCCAATCGTTCATCCTCAATTGACAAAATAGGGTCGCTACAAATCATTTTTTCCGGCCAGCTTCTCGCTTTGCTGCAATCAAAACTAGCACCGTATGAATTGACGGCGGAGAGAAGCAGTAACGGGAGTAAAAGTATTTTTTTCATTGTCCTTGCCCTTCAAAAATAGCTCTGAAATCGGTTTTGGTTAGACAAATGTCCCGTGCCAAACATAGACAACGCGACCGACGATTTCCAATTGTTCCGACCCGTCGAGTTCTTCACTAAGCTTCACGGTAGGGTTGTCAGAAGATATAACGATGACGCCCTTGAGATTCTTGTTAACGCGTTTAATAAACAACGTGTCATAGGAGCGCAGGACATAAATTCCGTCATAGAGATCTTTGACACCCTCATCTATGAGGACCTTATCTCCTGGTGCAATTGTCGGGAGCATAGAATCACCATGTCCTGTCAAAACTTTTAGGTTCATGGGATTAGATGGGTTGAGTCTGCGCACAAAATCGGGTGCCAAGGTCAGGCCACCGACGATGACATCTTGTTCTAATACGCTTGGATCGTCTCCCATGCTTCCAGTATTTTCGAGCTCGAGTACCTTGACGCCTTCTGCAGGCTTGTCGATCGAACTAATCAGCATGCCAGTGTGATCAGTGTCCATCCAACCTCGACCTAGGTGCAGCTTTGACTCTATGTCACGGGCCATTTTGTCTCCCATCAAATAGGGCTTTCCCGTGCTACTGCGGACCGACTGGGCTCGGATAAATGACAAGGATGGATCATTCCTGCGCCTCCCAAGTTTTTCATTTAAGGCTGGGATGGTTCCTTCCTCTTCAATTAACAACTCGAGATTTTCTCTACGAATTTCGCTTACTGGTCTCATTGTTTTCTCCTTAGAGACATTAAACAACACATTGTTAATTTGACATAACTAAATGTTATGCGTAATATCGAAACAAAACGTTATGTGTGGATAGCAATGAAACTCAAACACTATTTTGAAAACCATCCTGAGATTTCTCAGAAGCAGTTAGCGGAAAAGCTTGGTGTTACGCCTGAGTTTGTGAGCATGCTGGTTGCTGGCAAACGTACAGGATCAATTGAGAAGTGCATTTTGATCGAAGAGCTGACAAACGGAGAGGTCACCGTTGAGGACCTTAGACCCCAGAATTCTTGGAACAAAATGCGCAATAACCTCTTGCGCCGAATGATCGATCAGTAGGTGGATCATGTCCTGGCAAGATTCAGACGCAGTTCGGAAACTTTTTGTCGGTAATTCGGCGGCAAAAAGCGTACTGCGCTGCCTGGCTGATTTCAAAAATGAAAAAACGGGGAAGTGTAACCCAAGCACCGACACGATAGCCAAAGAGACCGAGCTAAACAGAAAAACTGTTTACAAGGCCATCACCTACTTGGAAGAAAAAGGGTTTATCCGCAGAGAAAGAGTTGTCCTCAACTCTTCAAATAATTACGTTCTGAATCTGACTGTCAGTCCTGATAGTCCCAAAAACGGTAGTACCGTTTTTGGTAGTACCAAATGTGGGACTAGTCCCAAAAACGGACATTCCGTAGTACCAAAAACGGTACGTGTGGTAGGCCCAAATACGGGACACGAACCAGTAAATGAACCAGTAATAGAAACAATTAATACATCTAACGATGTATATGTCCGTAGAGCCGAAACCGGCTCTCCAGACGCACAGAAAAATGCCGAGAATGAAGGTGAGAAATTCAACCTAACCGAACCAAAAGAAGAGCTCACTCCGAAACAACGATCGGCACAGATAGGTTCTCATTGTCCGCACGAAAAAATCATCGCCTTGTATCACGAATGTCTGCCAATGCTGCCGACAGTCCGGATCTGGTCAGAGGATAGAAGAAAAATGTTAGCGGCTCGCTGGCGGACACTTGTTAATGACAAGGGTTATCAGTCCGAAGAGGAAGGCCTTGGATGGTTTAAGAGGCTGTTCGGGTACATAAGGCGCTCGCGTTTCCTCACAGGTGAAACACCTCAGAAGGAAGGACACACCTGGAGGCCTGATCTGGAATGGATCATCAAGCCGAAAAACCTAACAAAGATTATCGAGGGGAAATACCATGTCCAATAACTACAGCATGAGAGATGTGGACTTTGACAGCAGTCCGGAAGGGAAGAAAACTCCAAAGAAGCTATCACCGAAGATTTTTGAACAACCCTGCAGAGCAAACGGCTGCCCTTGCACGGTTTTTTGCGGCCAGCTGACCCAAGGCATCACCGTTTGTGAATTTCACGAAGGCGTTCAAGGCAAATATTTTCCAACGGTGACGGCAGGTCTTCATCGCTTCAAGGATCTTATTGACCTCGCAGAACGGCTCCTTAGGGACTGG